ATGGATTCATCCGAAGCTGCTAAGTATGTATGGGTTAGAAAGGCTTTACCCGAAGGAGTAGAGCTAATCTTTCTATTTTACAACCCTGAGACACCAATGCCTAATGCAAAGGTGAGGAAGGACGGTACCAAGAGGACCCACAGGGAGTGGGCTGTTAAGAACAACTTTAGGTGGTTTACTAAGGACAATATAAGAGAGGTTTTATGTCAGAAGATAAAGGATGTCTAGTTAAGTCTATTGCAGACTCGTTAGACACAGCAGTAACTATTTACAATGAAGTTAAGTTTAACACAGCAGAAGATAGTACTGATTTTGAAGTAAGTGTGGTAGAAGAGTTAGAGGTGACTATTTTAGGTCTTATTAAGAGTCTTAGAATATCAGCATTTAGAGCAAGCGATAGTTAACAAAAAATAACCCCAGATAAGTCCAATCAAGGACCCGTCTGGGGTTTTTTTATGGTTATATACCTAGGAATTTCAAACTACCCTCGAAGGATGATTCAATAGTCTCAACCTCTTCGTCAGAGAAATCCTCTCTTTTTACTCGTTTAGGGATAATACCCAGATCCATTTGGTTCTGTTGGAAGGTATCCTCAATAACACCAGTCTGATGTTCGTCATAGGCTCCTTTTCCATATAAAGACGCACCACCAACTGTAGCATAACCTTTCATAGAATCTAGGATACGTATAGCTTTAGCTTGGTCTCCTGTGATCTTAGTTAGTGCTGTAAGGGCTAGTCCAGGCTCTAGGGGTTTCTTAGAGAACTGTTTAGCAGACCATCTTTGGAAGCTTGGGTTGCTGAATAACCTAGCAGCACCTAAGGCACCTGCTGCACCTGCAACTACAGAACCAAGACCACTACCAATTTTACCACCTATACCACCACCGATAGACATACCAAACACCTTAGCAACCCAACCACCCATGTTTCCAGATAAGTGCTCTGTGTTCTTAAGTATAGATCTCCACGCAGTGAAACCTTTGGCATGATCTGGCCACAGTTTCTTCAATGTTTTAAGACCTGAGTCATCTGTTAAATAGTTAACAAATGTATTACCAGACTTACCTTCAAACAAATGAGACCCTAGTGAATCTCTTAAGGCATCCATCTGTCTAGAAGCGAAACCCTCTTCACCAGTGATCTTCTCAAGCTTCAGCATTTTCTGCTCAAACTCATCCACTAGAAATGGAGACCTTTTGTAGTTAGTCTGTACGTTTGTTAAAAACTTATGAGCCTCCGACCCCTTTTCTGTAGCTTTGAATAACGACTTCTCTGAGGACTTCATCTTCATAAATTCAGAAAATCTGTCATCCATATCTAACAAGGTCTTAGTTAGCTTACTATCACCTGTCTCTTTTCCGACTAGTTTTGCCTCATCTCTGAATATTTGTCTTACTTCCTTTTCATAACGACTGAGTGATGAAGGTGCATTCTGCAGTGCAGTATCACCCTGTCCAATTCTTCCTTTGTGTTTAAGAGAAGCGATTGCCGTTCTTAGCTTCCTCAGGGCGACTGTCGGTGTTGTCTCACCCATCCTCAACCCCTTAACCACATCATCTAACTCCTTAACGAAAGGTAGACCCTTTTCACTGTGGAAGTCATTAACAAGCTTCTCCATCTTACCTAGGATTCTATCTGGTTCCAATGGTGAAGTTAGGTTATGTAAAGCGAAATCTTCCTTAAACTTAGTCTCCATATTCTCCAGAGAGGTGTTTAGGTTGGTTTTAAAGTTCTCTGTAGCACTGTGGAAGGTTACTTTAGGCTTGATCTCATCTTTAGCTATCTGCATTGTTCCTGCTTTAATCTGAGTTTCACCACCTAAGTGTCCAGCTACGGCTTTCTTAGCACCTTGGTACGGTGCCTTAATTACCTTATCTTTAACCGCCTTAACAATATTACTTGTAACCTGTCCAATCTTCTGTATAGGACCTGCACCGTCAGGGTACACGGATGCGTTATCGAGTATTAGAGATTCATCTGTAGAGTCTGTTATTTCGACATCCTGTGGCTCTTCTTTTTCCGCAGCCTTTGCTTCTTTCTGTGCCTTTAACTTAGCAATATCCTCTTGCTCTTTTAAGGCCCTAGCTACTCTAGCTGCTTTTTGTGCCTTTTGAGCAGCCAACGCCTCTAGTTTAGCCTTTGCTGCCGCCCTCTGAGCTGGTCCTGTTATATTACCTATTCCCATTATCTATTCTCCTGTTGTTTCTTAAGCCTCCAAAGTGCATCAGCTTCTTCTTTACTCTCAAATTTAGTACCTTTACCATCCCAATCTACTCTAGTATAGTCATCAGTTATAGCCTTCTCTGGGATATTCGTCTTAGATTCAATGGCTCTTACGACATCAGAATCTTTGCCAACACTGTCTATAATCAGACTTCCAATCTGTGGCCAAATATCTCTAGCCTTAGTAGCTGACTGCTTCACAGACACCTCATCCTTCATACCCTTATTTACATCTACATTTTGATCTAACAAATCTAAGTAACCTGTATAGAAAGGCATTGCTGCACTTATAGTACCGCCTACTTTAGCTAAAAGGGGCCACTTAGACACAGTATTGTAAACACCAGGTGCTCCATGTTTAACACCAGTTAAGGCTCCTCTTAGGAAAGGTGAACCCAACATCGAGTCTCTTGTAAAACCCATTAGTTGAGTCCCAACTTGTTGACCAAACGGTTGTGAACCATAACCGAAGGCATCTGTCTCATTATAGGTATAATAAGCCTCGTCCTGAGACAGAGCCATCCTAGCTGCATTCTTCTGTTGTTCACTAGGAAAAGAATCACCCCACAGTTCTTTCGCCCCTTTTATGTGCTTATCCATTTCTTGTTTAATGGTGATTTTAGTGCTTTTATCGGCATTATAAAAAGCCTCCTTGATTTCATTGTGCTTCCTAAACCAGGAAACAAAATCACTATCCCTACTTTGGCCATTTGCGAATAGTTTTAACATTCGCTGTGATATGGTCTCATCTCCAGTATTCTTGAAATACTTCTTCACCATATCTTTATTAGACATCTTATTCATGAAGGCATTACCATCAGGGCCTTCCCACCAAGCACCACCTTTGGCTATTTCTTTTCCGTCAACCACTAGGCTGCCCCTGTTGCCCAAATCAAACTTACCACTACCAGCAACTTTACGACCATAATTAGCAGCTCTTTGTAGTCTCATTTGTTTAATCTGAGATTGATGTAGACTAGCCAACTCCTCTTTACTGTAGTTTTTAAGAGACTTACCGTCATTATAATACTTAGTTAAAAACCCTATATCAGCAGGATTTCTAATACCACTCTTTCCCATAAATCTCTTATAGTCATTTTCTTGAGATTTATCATAACCACCAACTCTGAAAGAATCACCGTATTCTTTGTTTATATGGTAGTTCTCCATCTTCTGAAGACTACTCATGAACTTAGGATTAAGATGTAAGTTACCATAGTTTGGCTTATAGGTAAGGCTGTCTGGGTTATCATTGGCCTTATTCTGTGCCAGCTCTGCAGCAATCTTCTTCTTATTAATCTCTGATATAGCCTTTGCGTGTGACATTCTGCCCATAAAACCTCCTATTAGTCTGTACCTTTGATCCTAGATACAGCTTGGTTAAACGCCTTCTTCTCATCGACACCCATATTTTGATTTGCTTTAGCATAGTCCTTAAGATCCTGAGTGTTCTTTGCATCATCGAGACCTGAATTGACAACCCATGTAGTTCCATTAATCGCCTTCTGTCTTTCAGTAACAGTAGGTAACTTGTAGTCTTTCCTGTACTGTTTCTTCCAGTCTCTTTCTGCGGCTAAGTAGCTCGCTTGTGAACCATCAGGGTTTTCAATCCTCCAATCATTCATGTCTGTTGCAAACTTAACATTTCCTTCACCTAGCATCTTCATAGTCTCTAATAGCATAACCAAACCTTCTTTAGTCATCATTAAGTTAGGTGAGGCTTTAGCAAACATTGCCATTTCCTTATCAGAGATAGCACCTTTAGTCGCTTTCATCCTCTGCTCAATGAAGTTCTGAATCTTACTTCTAAGAACGTCAACACTAGCTGCTTCATCAATGTTGAAACCAAATAAAGCAGTAAATCTAACCCACTCTGCTCTGACCTCTCCAAAAGTACCCGTATTAACATCCTTAGCTAATTCTAGGAATTGATCTATGTCCATAAGAGCACCATCTGCTAATGTAGCAGACTCACTGAGCTCCTCCAACTTCTTTATTACTGCCTTATTCTCAGCAAGCCTTGTTCTCTGGTCAGCTCCTTGTTTAGATAAGTCCTGTCTACCCTCCAATCCAGCTGCAAAGGTTTGACCACCTACAGTAGCCAACATATCATTTGTTTGAGCTTTAGCGGTCTCTTCTGCTTGAGCTAATGCCGTAGCATAATCCTCATCACTTAAGCTACCAGCCTCGTTTTGTTTCCTCAAGTCCTCTTTAGTACTATCTAACTTATCAGAGATAGCCTTCCTAAGTTTCTGCGTTTGATTGTACTTATCTAACTCTGTAACTTTACTACTAGAACCACCCATACCTAGGTCTTGTACTTCTGATGAGATAGCTTCAATTCTTCTATCAACCCCAGAGGTATCACCACCTGTAGCTTCTATTTCAGCCTTCTGTGCATGCAACTTATCAAGTTCACCCTGAAGGTTATTGCTATTAGCTAAGAACTCTCTAGATTCTTTATTCTCTTCAAATCGTCTTGCAATGTTCTTCTCGAAGTCTTTATAAGCAAAGTTCAAAGAATCATAACCACTGAGACCTAGTAACCTAGAACCAGCGTACATAATAAGAGCTCTCATCAAGTCTTGACTAGTAATACCTGTAATCTCAGTGAACTGAGTCATTAAGTCACCTAAGAAGTCAGTAATACTATCCTTAGTAGATTTCTCATCCTTTGGAGCCCAACGGTCTGGTAGTCTCTGAACACGAGAGTCGTACTCTTCATCTAACATCTCTGCATCGAATTCAGCTTGCATCATCAATGTATCTAAATCATCATCTGTTGCTTCTTCTGTAGGTTGTTCTTCAGCTAGTTTATCTACTTCTTGTACGAAGTTATTAACAGCTTCAATAGCCTGTGGGTCATCAATAAGACCTGTCTCTGCTAGAACCTTTTCGATATTCTGTATTGCTTTGTTAGTGTCGGCTACAATCTCAAGAACTGCGTCATAAGCCCTTTCACCCATACCACCTAATTCTGCAAGTGCAGGTATGTGGAAGTCTCTTGAATCGAAGCTACCTTCGTTGAAACCACTATTGAACTCACCTTGACCTGGGAAAGGAGAATTAGGGTCATATGGTGCGTGTTGACCTATCCTATTCTCCTGGGTATAAGGTTTATCCATTGGTAGAGCACCTGCTGTCTGGTCAACTAGACCTTGTGCACCTGCAATAACCTCTTCAGGTGTCTGTTCGATAAACTGACCACCCTCTTGGTGTAATGTAGGTAAACCCTGTATATCGTACTGAGGGGCACCCTGTAGTGCTGTTGTCTGAGCATCCCCTTGAGAGGCTACTATAGGGTCCAACTGAGGGCCCATATAGCCTTGATTAGCTAACTGTCCATCCATTGTATCAACGAATTGACTATCGTCTACGTATGGGCTAGTTTGGGGCCCTACGGGGGCTATTGAATCTATTGAAGGTAGTACATTTGAAAGGTCACCACCTACAGGGAAACCAGCACCAGTACCCTCTGCCTGACCTACACCAGCAACTTCTTGACTAGGTCTACCCATGTCACCAACAGCTTCAGCAGCACCTTGTACACTCTTAGCAGCACCTGCTAGGGCCAGATTACCTGTACCCTTTAGGAAACTCATTACTGCAGAAGGTGTCTCTTCTTTCTTCTTTCCTCCAGTCCCGATAGTCTTACCAGTGTAGATGTCTGTATTAGCTACAGGGGTAGTGTCATCTATCTTCTTCTCACCCTCTCTTATATTATCAATCTTAACAATAGAAGCATTTTCGCCAGTATTCTTAAGTGTAATCCCATCAAGGTTATTATCGTTATCTTGGACTATCTTTATCAGTTCACTAGTATCGATAGCCTTTGTTTCTTTAACACCTTCAACAGGTACAGCAGTTCCAGCACCACTTTCTGTGAATGCCTTCTTTTCATTAGCTAACTTAGCTGCTTCAAACTCAGCAGCAGCCTTATTCTGAGCGTCTATGATAAATTGGGGATCACCTTCGACCCACTCACCACCAATAGACCCACATACGTCAACAGTTAGATTACCACCGTACTTCTGTGGGTTTTCTGGTATGAAATTACCAGTCGTTATACTTCTACAATATGCCATTATTATTCTCCTATAGACCTAGAACCTTAGAGTAATCAACCCTATAGTATCCATCGTCAAATTTCATTACAGCTTCAGGGATTACCTCTAAAGCCTCTTGTGCAATGACACCTACGGTCATATTAGTCTCAGCATTGATACCCATAGCCTTAGCCTTATCATTCCAAGACCATCTGTATAGGTTTAAGCCTGATTCTAATTTACCAATCTTAGTGATATCTTCTTTTAATCTTTCGTCAGAAGACATAAATGAACTCAATATCTGCATACCGTACTTCTCCATAAAGGTATCGTTGTTAGCATCAATTGCATCAGTGCCATACTTAGCACCACCTGCTTCGGATGCTTTAATAGTGGTGTTGTCCTTATCGAAATCAGGCTTAACATCAGAGTCTATACCGTCTCCTTTAGAGAATAGAGGATTATCCTTACCCTCACCTACTAAACCAGCCTCCGTGAACTCATTAGCTTTAGCAGTATTTCTAGCTACAGCGTTTAGGTCTACTTTGGTTCCAGTATTATTCTGTGCTGACAGTGCACCAGCTGCACTTGCCATAGCTGGGTTAATAGTGTCTGTTTCTGTCTTTTTAGGAGACAGAGCACCAACACCCTCTAGTTTAAAAGGTGCATCGAAGGCTTTCGCAGACTGCATCTCACGTATCTTATTAGCTACCTGAGGGTCAAATTGCATACTATTAAAGAAACTCATTATGGTCTCCTTCTATTCTTTGCATCATACTCAGCTTTCTCTTTATCGGTCATCTTGTTGTAATCTTCATTACTCAACTCACTACCACTAGGTCCAACAATGTCAGTGGCAAGGCCAGATGCCATACTTACTGCTTTATCAATTAAAGCACCTCTCACTTTACCATCAGGTAGTAACTCATTACTAGTACCTGCAGCTTGGTTTAATGCATTAACTGGGTCTAGCTTGAGAGCACCAGCTGTTCCTGTAGACTGTTGGAATGCCTGGTCGTTTGCTTGTCTCCAAGCTTGGAACATCTTAGCTATGTCAAACTCCTCATATTGAGGTTCTTGCATCTGTTGCATACCAGCGTACTGGGGGTCCTGTTGGTACATTATTTACCTCCAGTCTGAACAGTGTTGTTCTCTCTTGGGATAATACCTTGGTACATACCAGAGATAGCCTGTAAGCCCTTAAGTGTAGAGTCGATCTCTGCTTGAGATTGTCCCTGTAACATCTGACCTACATGGCCTAATGTCTGAGAACCTCTTGTTTCTAGGCCTTGTTGCATACCTGCAGCTTGTTGATAAGAAGCACCTGCTTGTGCTTGTCTATTAAGCTCACTGTTCTCAATATCGTAGAACGACTTACCTAAGTCATTTTCAATACCCATACGGCTTAATGATTGTCTAGAACCACCTAGGTTACCAGTAGCTGCTGATGTGCCTGCTAGTTGGTTCATACCCTGTGTGGCATTCATCATAGCCATGTTACGTGCAGCACCAGTGTCTCTTGCTTGCATATCCTGCTTAACACGGTCTAAACCGCCTCTAGCATCTTGTGCAAACTTGTCTTGCATCCCTGCTGCATCTCTACCACCCTGTAGGGCCTGTAGTTGGTCTTCATTAAGTCCTGCTACTCTACTTAAGTCTCCTGCTTTGTATGCTGCTTCAGCATTCTTCATCACATCAGTGATGTAAGGCAGAAACTCCTTAGGGTAACTAGATGTAGATTGAGTCTCTTTTCTACTACTAGTACATTCTGTCATTTCTGCATCTTCAGGAACAAAATAGAAGTTTTCTTCTTCTAGGTACATACCTTCTTCGGTCATTTGCCAAGCGGCTCCAGTTGTAATCTTACGCATCTGATTCTCCTTTTAATTCTTTATCCATAGTAATGTACTGTTCCTTCCAGCCAGTTTTCTTTAGTTTTCTCAACCAACCCTTTCTTCCTGTAAATTCAATTCTATCAAGACCAGCCTCTCTAGCCATCTTTATAACGGGCTCTAAAGCCTCCTCTTGATAGTCTTCCCATTTAACCTCTTCATCAGTATCTACATTAGCTAATGTAATAATGTGAAGTGATGAGAAAGAGCCATAATTAACAGATCTAGTACTAGCAATAGCTACTATCTTACCGTCATTATTAGATATTTCCCACAGGTGAAATAATAGCGGTTTTACCATTATCTCTTTTAGTATTTCATTAGGGACCCACTCGCCTCTAGAGTACTCTAAAGCTTTCTCTAAGTAAGGCTTAATGTAGACCCATCTATCTAAACATTCATCTTGTGTTAACATTCTTATATCGTACATTCCTTCTCCTTCTTATTCCCAATCATCCCCTACTTCAAACCCAAAGATCCAAAGCATCCTCTCTGTGTCACCCTCTACTTCTGTAACCCAATGTTCCCACATAGTGGCACAGTAGGCATGTAGTTCCCTCTCTTCTAGTGGTACAACCTCTCGGTTGATAATTAAGACACCACCACTATCAGGTTCTTGTAACAGTACATTAAACCTGACAGCATGTCCACCTCTCTTATGGTCCACATGTGCTCCAGTAGTACCACCAGGTAAAGTAATAACAGAAACCATACCGTCAAAACCAAGAACCTCAGTAGCATCATCAGGGATGTTGTACTTATCTCTTATCCTCTTCTGTATCTCATAAGCTACTTCAGGGAACTCGATAGTATTTGGTCTGTAATCTATACGAGTTTCCATAATAGGGTTATTGTTGCTATCGAGAATAGAGGGTTCTGACTTAAAGACTCTAGTAGATAATCGCATAGGTTCTCTACCTTCAGGTGTTGAGTTATCACCAAATGCATGGTCAACCATCTGTCCTCTCTTTACAAAGTATTTATCTCTATTCTTACCCATCCAATCTATAAGAGACAATCTCTCTTCTTCGGTAATAAAATCCTTATGCTTATCTACTCTCATCTTTAGTCACCTTATCTATTAGTAAATACCATTCTTCTTCGGTACCCTTGAAGTTGTTAATCAATCCCTCTATATCGTTGTTTGAGTATTTAAGAACCTTAGAGTAGCCTTCCCAACATAACTTATCTATCCTAGACCAAAGGGGGCTACCCTTGAGTATCATTGTAGTCTTCACCCCTACTGACCACAGTCCCATCTGCCATAATGATAGTGGGGTATGCGTGCTTCTCCAGTAATCTAGTGTATTTACCCACACCTTCGGCCCATTGTAGTACACTGAAGTTATCAGGTAAACTTGATGGGTCTACTATGTCTTCCACATGTGCACCATCCCTAATGGGGTGTATGCAGAAACCAAGTGTCTTATCAGAGACAGCAACCATAGAGTGGTCTTTACCCTTCTCTATGAATATCATCTGAGGGGCTTTAAACCTAGTGGTTACATCCTCTATAGTTATATCGACCTCTCCTACACATAACAAATGCATATGGTCAAATACATGACTGTGACCCCCATACTCATCACCAATCTTCTCTAGTTCTATTTGTCTGAACCATACATTAGAAACTATACTCGTACTTTCCTTCATACTATCCTCACGGTTTAATTGGTATCAATATATCTTCTACTTTATCATACTTTTGAGGTATTTCCCTCAACTCTGTTCTATAAGATAACCAAGATTGTTGATCGGAACCAGGGTAGTCTATTGTAGCCCTCCAGTCAGATTCCTTAAGTTCAACATCTCTCCAATCTCTGATCTCACTCATTGATAAGTATTCAGTTTTGAATAGAGATGTACTCCCCTTGACTACCTTAGTTAAATAAGGCTTCTTAGGACCATCCATAGCAGAGGTTGTGTAATGTACAAGATTACCATCTTTTAAAGACAGCATCTCATCCCTATTGTGGTTTGTCGATACTATTGTTTTACCGCTTAAAGTAGCTAATGTAAACATATAATCTCCTTATCCTATAGAAACAGTAACTAAAGCAGCCCCTTGGGCTCCAGAACCACCAGAAGCATATCTCAACTGTGTGTCTTTAGAACCACCACCTTCAGAGTAAGAACCACCACCTACACCACCAGCACCACCTAAACCGATATTAAAAATGATATACTCTCCAGGGTTTTCTACAGTGTACTTAAATGTACCGTTTTCACCAGACGCTGTAGCGTCCCAAGTGTAACCCTCTGCCTGACAAAGAGATTGTGTATCTAACACAGTGCCTGTATCAGAGACAGGATGATCTGTACACATACCTAATAGTTGTGAGTTTACTTCTCCAGAGGTACCAGTACCAGCCCAATACTGGGTCTTACTGTAACTCCCCAACCAAGTAAGAGAACCACCAGAACCACCACCAGCTGCAAATCCTGTGGCACTTGTACCTGGTGAGGCATAGGGGTAACCACCAGTGGGGTAGTATGCTACGTTTGAACCATTACCACCAGTACCTACAAAACCTTTAGCGTTGAAGTCAACTGCATCACCTTGGTCTGTACAGCCACAGCCTTGGTATGATTGACCACAATAAGAAGTGTACCCTTGGCTTGTGTTACAAGACTCACTACCTGTCTGACTACCACCGTCTGAGTAAAAGTAGGCTAGGGCGTTATCATTAGAGTCATATACAGTGGCTGTTGTTTGACCACCGTCACTACCAGGCCTGGCACAACCTCCGTAGTATTTGCCGCTAAGACAAAGTATTAAACCATCTCCACCACCACCACCACCGATAAGGTCAATTTCAACCTCGGCAGCAGTAGGTGGTATGTTGTATCTATTGTCATAGTTAGTTTGAGTAAAAGATGTTGCTGTTCCCTCTGCTGCAGAACCAGAGAATAAAGCTCCGATTACGAAAAGAGACCCATTAATATAAGATATATATGAGTCAGCGTCACCAAAAGAGAAGTACGGTTGCCCTGCAGCATTACCAAACCAAATACCTGTAGTATCTGTATCAGCAGCACTTGTTTTGTTCCAAGCAAAAGAACCATTAGCACCATCTACGTTCAAGTTACCAGTAAGATTCTGATCTTCTACATTTAAAGTAGTTACATCAATCTCATTAGCTGTTATTGCATCGGCGGCTATTTGTGCAGCTGTTAATGAGTAAGCCTCAATAGTCGTAGCAGCTATAGTGTTTGTAGTGATATTAGCACCATCAATAGTTGTTGTACTGGGTGTATATAGTGTATCAGGGATCGCCCCTAAAGACTCTGGTGTTATCGCAGCAAGGGATGTAGTTAAATCATCTTGTGTAGCTGCTCCAATATCAGACGCAGTAATAGCACCCTCTCCGTACACCTTCAATTGGAAGGTACCAATAGAGTTGGCCTCTAACTTATCTGCAGTTATAGTACCTTCAACAACCAGATCACCAGGGATCATTTGCTCTGGTACTACCCATTCATTACCATCATCTGTTTGCTTCAACACAGAGGTGACAGTTATATCATCATATGTTATCGATACAACAGTACCGAACCCTATTTCAGTAATAGTTGTAAATGGAGCACCAGTTTGATCCGAGATAGCCTTAATAACATCTTGGTCCCACTGAAGTGTATTGATCTCAGGGGCAAGACCTACCCTTGTGTCTTTAATAAAAGGAAGATGGTGCTCAGAAGACTTAAGTGATCTCAACTGCCAAGCAGAGGAGGAACCACCAATAACATACTTCTCAGCCATCCAAAAGGCAGTAGTAGGTACTACACCACTGACAGGCACTTGCGTCCAAGTGATACCATCACCAGGGTGGTCAGGTTCACCAATTAAAGCAGCTAGACCAGGGTTTAGTGTGTAATATCTTACAAAGAATGAAGACTGAGAGCTAGCTAGTGAAGTAGCGTCAGACCATACATAGTCTGTAGGATCTTCTGATTGAAAAGGACTACTAGATGTTAGTAGACCAACCCAAGGGAGAATATCACCAGATTCATCAAAAGCTATTTGACTAGAAAGTCTAAAACCAGTAACTTGAGACTGTGTAGATACTCGTCCGTTGGAGTCATACCCAAGAACCATTGTAGCATATGCAACATACAAGTTAGTGCCTGTTACAGTTGTACCATCTGCAGATGTAGCCTGTACCTCTGAAGCAGTCGTATCTGAGGAAGAATCTGTGCTACTCTCTAAGCTAGCCAGTCTCATCTCAATAGCTGTATTATCTAAAGTACTCATTCTTTATCTCCTGCTAGTCTCCTTCATATCAAAGGAGATAGTTGTTAGTTTTGGATTTTCATCAGATGCCATCTCTACTTTCATAGATAAGTATCTTCCGTTTTCTCTAAAGTTTACTTTGTAGTCCGTAGAAGGATCAAACACTGTATAAGTGTACTCCTCTATATCATTGATGCTCTTATTAGATGCCGTATAAACCTTAACAGAACCCTCTGACTTAATATTACAACCTGTTATGGTCTTAAAGTTATTAGATTGAAGGCTTTCATTCTTCCTCTCAAACCAACCACCACTTACGTAGGCGTTAGGGTCTAATATCTGAATACCAGTATTGGTAGCAGCGTATATTTCCAACTCACCATCTAGCTCAGTCTCATATAGATCCGTAACATCAGGTAAGGTTCTTCTATGTAACTTCTTAGCTTCATAGTCGTATACGAAAGCACCATTACAACCTGTACTAGTATTACCGACAGAGCTATAGCAGAACCAAATCTCTTTATCTCTAGTTTGTTGGAACACAAAAGACCTATCCTTATGAGCAGGTTCAACAGCTTTGAATAGGAAGTCTTGGAAGATCCCTTTAGCAACATGCTGTTTCTGTGTTTGACCGTCATGGATATAAACACCATAA